ACTGCGCATGGTCAGGCCCGCCGGCAAAGATTTGGGACATCATCATTCGGCGCTGCGAACTGGACGGCACTGGCCGGCCTGAGAAGTACCGCTGCGACGAATGGGAGGTTAGCCCCGCCAAGCGTATTGACGTTCCCTCACGATGATGAGATGATGCCACCACTATGAACGGAGCACAACGATGACGATCAAGAAACGCGGCGGCAGCTACTGGATTGACGTATGTATCAACGGCGTCAGGCACCGGGAATCGCTCAAGACCTCGGACCCCAAAGCGGCCAAGGAACTGCACGACATCCGGCGGGCAGAACTGTGGCGGGCGCGGGTGCTCAAGGAGCGGCCCAAGAAGAAGTTCTCAGACGCCACCAAACGTTGGCTGGTTGAGCGCGCCCACAAGCGCAGCATCCGCGACGACCGCGACAAGATCCGCGTCCTCGAGCCGATCCTGGGCGACAAGCTGCTGACCGACCTTGACCGCGACACGATCGAGGCGTGCCTGCCGACCGACGTGAAGCCGGCCACCAGGAACCGTTACCGGGCGCTGGTCAGGGCGATCCTGCGCGCTGCCGAGCGCGAGTGGGACTGGATCGTCAAGGCGCCGGCCCTGCGAGTCGAGGCCGAACCGCGGCGGCGCGTCGCATTTCTGACACGCGAACAGGCTGAGGCACTGATTGCCGCGTTACCGGAAAAGTACCGTTGTCCAGTCCGTTTTGCATTGCTCACCGGGTTGAGAAAGTCGAACGCGCTGGGCCTGCGGTGGGAGAATGTGAATCTCGAAAAGGGCATGGTGATCGTCCACGCCGACGAGGCCAAGGCCGGCGAGCGCATCCTGGTGCCGCTCAACAGTCAGGCCAAGGAGATGCTGTCAGCTATGCCAGGCGAGCGCCAAGGCTTTGTTTTCAAATGCCCGACGCGGGTGTCGCCGTCAGTCTGGAAGAAGGCTTGCACGGTCGCTGGCGTGCCCTGGCTGCGGTTCCATGACCTGCGCCACACCTGGGCCAGTTGGCACGCGATGGCCGGCACGCCGCTGTCGGTGCTTCAGGAACTGGGCGGCTGGCACAGCCCTCAGATGGTGCAGCGCTATGCCCACCTCAGCCCCGAGCACCTTGCCGCCGCCGCCGAGAAGGTGACCCTATGAACCTGACAATCCGGCACAAATCCGGCACAAAAGTTAGAATTGATTCTGTAAGTGCCGAGGCGGGAAGGAGAATCGAACTCCTGTACGCGGATTTGCAGCGCGTTTGCACAGAAAATCCACCGGAAAATCAACGGCACAGTTTTCCGAACCGCCTCATACGGCACGGAGTCTGGCACATAAACGGCACAGTGAGAAAGGCATGAAAGACCCGTTCAAGATTGACGGCCCGACCTGCATCAGCTTCTCTGGTGGCCGCACCAGCGCGTACATGCTCTGGCGGGTTCTTCAGTCCAACGACATGGTTTTGCCGCCCGACGCCGTGGTCTGCTTTGCCAACACCGGAAAGGAGGACGAAGCGACCCTACGGTTCGTTCAGGATTGTTCGGAGCAGTGGAACGTGCCGATTACCTGGCTCGAGTACCGACAAGACGGCCACGATCAGGTCAGTTTCGACTCTGCCAGCAGGAACGGGGAGCCGTTTGCCGCCCTGATCGCCAAGAAGAAGTACCTGCCGAATCCGGTGGCTCGGTTCTGCACAGAAGAACTCAAGGTCAAGACGATCAACAGATTTCTGAAAAGCAGCGGAATTGACGACGCTGAAATGATGGTTGGTGTTCGGGCTGATGAGCCACGCAGGATTGGCAAACTGAGAGCTAGAGGCTTACTAATTCCGCTCGCAGACGATAAGGTAACGCAAGCAGATGTTCAGTCTTTTTGGAGTAAACAGCCGTTCGACCTTGGGCTGAAGTTCAGAGATGGGATAACTGCGCTCGGCAACTGTGACTTGTGCTTCTTAAAGGGTCCACAACAGATCATGGCGCTTGTCAAAGACAAACCAGAACGTGCTGCGTGGTGGGCAAATCAAGAAAGGGCAATTGGCGCGACATTTCGTAGTGATCGACCAAGCTACCGCGAGATTCACCAGTTTATGGATCAGCAAGCTGATATGTTCAATGCTGAAGGCGGGGCAGAATGTTTTTGTGGCGATTGAACTGACTGGATACTGACCCTTCCCCCGGCGTTTTTTCAGCTCCCGCGCTGGGGATTTTTTTTACGCCAGGAACATCTCTCGCTCGGCCTGGCGTCGCCGGACCAGGCCAGGCAGGACCCTCCCACCGCCCCGCGTCCACATCATCAGGGCCTCCGCAGCACCCTCCCAGTCTCCGCGGTTCGCACGCGCCCTGACAGTGCTGCGCTGCAGGTTGCCAAGCCCTACGTTGAAAGCAAAACTGACCAAAGCGTCAAAGCTGCTTTGCCGGCCAGCAGTGCCGGGAACAAGTCGAAGAACACCGCGTTCAAAAATTGAGACATCTTCTGAGAAGAGCGCATCAATCTCCTCCTTGTTGAATACCTTGCTGTCCTGCGGCCGTAACGGGTACTCGCGCCGGATTGTCGGGGCCTGGCGGTCCGGGGATCTCTTGACCGGGAGACGGATCTGCTCCGGGTAGAGAACGTGACCGTAGCCGATTGTCCAAAGATGCGCCGGGCACAAATAGGGCTTGTCTTTGAATCCTTCAAAGCGGTGCATCAGCTGCGCACCGGCGTCTGACAGCTTCACTTTTTCCAGTTCCTACTGCCAAACCAGAACCCAATGATGCCGCCAAGCATGGCCATCTCGTCGTCGGAGAAGATGACCGCGGTCACAGCGACCAAGTCATCCATGCTGCTGACAAGGGTCGGGTTTTGAAAGACGTAGTAGGTGATCGCCAAATTGATCGCAATCAACTCAAAGATCAACAGGTACGTCACAGTCGGCCTCACGGTGCCGACATAGTTTGCGACCCAGCGCGACGCCCTGGCCAGCACCTGCTTGTCGTGATCCAGCGCCGCCACGGTCATCTGTGCGTCAGTCTGCATCGCGACCTGATCCGTCCTGATCTCTTCCATCCTCGCTTGCGCGGCAAAGCCCTTGGCGGCAAGCTCGAGCTCTCGTTCGGTCTGAATTTTTGCCAGCGCCAACTCATGCGCCTGGTCTGACTTGTTTTGGAAAAAGTCCATCAGCTTAGGCAGGCCGCTGATCAGCAGGCCGCCGAGAGTTGAGATCAATGAAAGCATCACTTTTTCCCCATCAGATTGACCGCGATCCAGGTGACGATGCTAGTGAGTGCCGTGATCAGTCCGGCAATGCAGGAGTACCAGAATATCTGGATTGCCGCCTGCTGCCGCGCTAGTTTCTTGCGAAGAAGTTCCTTCCTTTTTGCTTCCCGATTCCTGGCCGCCTCAGCTTGAAACTTGAGCCAGTCATCCCACAATCCTGGCCGCCCCGCGTAAATCATCATCTCGCGCAGTTGCTCTTCCTGCTCGCGCAATTTCTCAAGAGCCATGAACTCTTCAAGATCGGACCGATTGCCTTTCTTGTTGGCGCTCTTTTGGATCTCGGCCTTGTTGTCAAAATAATCGAATAGCGCCTTGCCCGCGGCCAGCAGATCACCGGAGTGATTGACAGCCTCCTTAATGACTGCAAAGGCAGCATTGGCCGCAGCAATCTCGACAAGCATCTCAGACCTTGAGCACTAACCCTAGCAGCAGGAGGATGATTGCACCGGCAGTCCCGATCAGGATCTTTTCCAGCCTCTTCAGACGGGCGTTGATCCCTGCGTACCTCTCGGCACAGACTGCTTCATGCACAGACAGTTTTGTTTCGACAGATGTCGCCATCATTCATCCTCACGGCTTCTCAGGCCAGGTCACGTTCCACGGAAATCCTGCTTGCGCCGTGATGTCCCGCAGAGCCTGACGGTAGGTCATCCAGACCTGCGGCAACTGAATTCCCAGACCGTCATTGCTGGCGTCTATGGCTTTCAGAGTCACCCAGTCGCACTCAGCAAGGAGTCGGTCACGCTCTGCGCGGACACTCTTGGCTTGCTCTGCGTCTTTCTGAGCTTTGTACGCGGATTCCTGCTCTGCCGCTGTAGCCTCATCGTTATCCACGAAGATCGGCCCGAGGACGTACTTCGTGTACCACTTGCCGTTGATCTCTTCGATCCCGGCAGCTTGGCTAAATTGATACTGATCCCCGCCAGTGGCTTGCGGACCTTCAAAGATCACATCAATGCCTAGAGCCTCGCAGATTGACTCATCCCATACGCGGGGCAGGGATGTGTTGGGGTGCAGTTTCCTGATGTCGCCTTGAGTTTTGACTTCACCAGTTGATCGGATGCGATAGTTCATTTTTAACC